TCGCCGCCGCGCTTGGCCTGTCGCTTGGCACGCTGCTCGCTGAGCCGGAGTGCGCCCGGTGTGACGGGAAACCGCCGGCCGGGTTCATCTGCTCGGCGTGCGGACGGGAGGGGGCCACTTGATGCGCGACTACGTGTGCGGGAAGTGTGGCGAGGAGTTCAGCAGCAACTGCACCGACGACGACGCGACCTGCCCCGAGTGCGAGGCCGAGATATGCGAGCACTGCGGGCAGTGGACGGGAGGGCTGGATTGACCGCCGCACCCTGGCCGAAGTCCATCCACCCGGCCATGCGGGGCCACTCCTGGAACACGCTTCAGGACCTCACCGCGGAGGCATACAGGCTCATCCAGCCCAGGGAACACGTCATGGGACTGCTGGTGAGAGTCAAGGACGGGGAAGGGCGGGGGACGCTCATCGTGCGGGACGAGGACGGTATCCGCAGGGTTCCCGTCCACGAGGCCGCAGACGCGGGAGAGGCGGGAGCCGCTTGAGGATGTCAGGAGCCGGCACGCTTGCGGGCGGCACGCTGCTGGGCGGCGAGGTACCGCGGCGTCGGGTCGATGACGCCGCGCCGGATCTTCTCGTCCTCGATGTGACGCCGGATCGTCTCACGGCTGTAGCCGGTGGCCTTGACGAGATCACGCTGGCGAATGCCTGCCTGGTCAGCCTCGTAGAGCGCGGCGGCAAGCTTGGCGATCCGCTCGGGCTGCGCCTCAACGTCGGCCACGACCTCGAGAAGTTCCGTCATTACCTGCTCCCTCTCCACGTGCACATGTTGCCACACACGTATGGCCAACTAAATAGTAGCATCCATTACCAAAGTCGTGTGGCCGGATTGCAAAGGCCACATTAATGTGGCATGCTGTCTGTCGCGAGTGAACACCAAGCACCGCGAACGAAGGGCGGCTCAGCCTCGTGGTCAGCAACTCCATCCCCACGCCGTACGCCGGCCTGATCTTCAGGTCCCGAACAGAGGCTAGGTGGGCAGTGTTCTTCGATAACCTCGGCCTGAAGTGGCAGTACGAGGCCCAGGGCTTCGACACCAACGGCGAGTGGTACCTGCCGGACTTCCTGATCTTCGCGCCGATCGGCAACATCTGGGCCGAGGTCAAGCCTGACTGGCACAGCGATACCGAGGGCATCGCCAAGTTCCAGCGGTTCGTACCCCACCGGCCGCAGCCCTCGCGCGCCGTCCTGCTGACCGGCCTCCCGACCGTGAACAACAGGGCCCACGTCTACGGCGGCGATGACGAGCAGGAAGACCCGCTCAAGGGTGGCTGGGAAGACGAGACCCAGGAATGGCGGCCCTGCCCAAGCGGGCATCACTTCGACCTCGCGTTCCCCGGCCTGTTCGGCACGAAGTTCGCCGAAGACGGATGCCCGGACGACTTCGGCGGCTCCGGTGAGGGCCGCATCGCCAGGGCATCCACGGCGGCGCTATCGGCACGATTCAGCAAGAAGGCAGACAACTCGACAGGAACGGCGGCCTAAGTTGCCCGCGGGGGAACTCCACATCCAGTTGTCGGTGAACTTTCCCGACAACCGGAAGGTCCGTGCGCTCATCCGCTACGGCCGCGAGGCCCGCCCGACGCGGGACCTTTATACCCAGATGCTTCTCTACTGCAAGGAAACCAAGTCGGATGGCTCCGTGCCCGCCGAGCAGATCGGGCTGCTGTGCTACCCGGACCCGGAAGCCATCGGCAAGCGGCAAGCCGGGTACCTGGTAGCCGTTGGCTTGTGTGAGCAGGCCGCAGATGGATACCGGGTGACCGGCTGGCTTGAGCGCAACCCGAGCCGTGAGGCCATTGAGCGGAAGTCACACGCCAAATCCCGCGGTGCCCGGCTGGCCAACCACCGGCGCTGGCATGCCGAGACCGATACGCCCGACCCCAACTGCGAATGGTGTCAGAAGGAGGATCAGAACACTGATCAGACTACTGATCAAAGTAGAGATCAGAACACGGATCAAAGTTCAGATCCGCCTTCGGACTCAGACCGTCTCTCTGTACTGAAACGGTCTGACTCCACAGAGACAGAGTCAGAGACAGAGTCAGAGACAGAGTCAGAGGTAATAGAACCTCTTGGCCGGCAGAAGCCGGCCGGGAAGCGGATCGAACCCGGCTCCGACGACGATCCGGACTTCTGTGTGTTCTGGGATGTCTACCCGCGCCGCGTCGCCAAGGGGCAGGCCCGCAAGGCGTGGAAGACCGCCGTCGTCAAAAAGCACGCCGACCCGAAGGAGATCATCCTTGGCGCCGAACGCTACCGCGACGACCGGCACCGCAGGTCACGGGGCATTGAGTACACCGCCCATCCTGGCACATGGCTGAACGCCGAACGCTGGCTTGAGCAGCACGAGGACAACTCCAGCGACGCCCCCGGACCCGGTTACTCCAACTCACCGTGGGACAACTGATGGGCGCGCCGGCCGACGTGCTCCGCGAGGTGCTGCTGCCGAAGTTCAGCGAGCTGGGCCCGATCCGCAAGACAGCCAACGGGTTCGACGTGTGCTGCCCCGTCCACGAGGACAGCAAGCCCTCGCTGAGCATCGCCACCGGGACCACTCACCCGGTCGTGCTGGACTGCAAAGCAGGCTGCGACCCCGTAGACATCCTCGCCAAGATCGGGCTTACCTGGGCCGACCTGTGCGCGCCGCGGGACGGGCGGAAGCCCAGCGGCGAATGGACCCCGCACGGTGAAGCGGTCGCGGTCTACGACTACGTGGACGAGAACGGTGAGTTGCTGTTCCAGGTCCTCCGCACAGCGGCCAAGGCGTTCCCGCAGCGTGTCCCGGACCGGTCACGCAAGACCGGCTGGCGCTGGAGTCTCGGCGACACCCGCCGCGTCCTGTACCGGCTCCCGAAGATCATCGAGGCGGTACAGGACGGCGAGTTCATCTACGTCTGTGAAGGCGAGAAAGACGTTCACGCACTCGAAGCCACAGGCGTCGTCGCCACCTGCAACCCCGGTGGCGCTGGGAAGTGGCGACCCGAATACTCCGAGTACCTCGTTGACGCGACGGTCATCATCATCGCCGACAAGGACGCACCCGGGCAGGCGCACGCCCGGCAGGTCGCGGCCAGCCTCGACGGCATCGCCGCAGCGGTTGAGATCCACGAGGCGGCCAGCGAGTTCAAAGACGCCTCGGACCACCTGGCCGCCGGTCGCCCACTCGCCGACATGGAGATCACCTGGCGCGGCGAGGAGCCCGCCATCGACCTCGCCCCGGACCTGTACGAGTTCCTCGCCGTCGTGGACCCCCCGAACGCCTGGGTAATCCCGGAACTCCTCGAACGCGGCGACCGGCTCATCTGGACCGGATTCGAGGGACTCGGGAAAAGCGTCGTCATCCGCCAGCTAGCCGTGTGCGCCGCCGCCGGATCACACCCGTTCACGGGGGAGCCGATGGAGCCGCAGCGTGTCCTGTTCATCGACTGCGAGAACCCTGACCGGAAATCCCGCCGCCACTTCCGCAACCTCGAGCGGATCGCCCGCGGCCGGGGGACGCCGGTCCCGGAGGGGACGCTGCGCATCCTCCAGAAGCCAGCGGGAATCGACCTGACCCGCGAGGAAGACCGCGCGTGGCTGCTAGAGCGGGTCACCGCGCACCGGCCGGACCTGCTCGTCTGCGGCCCGTTCTACCGGCTCCATGCAACGGACACCAACGACGAGGCCGCGGCCCGCACGGTCGTCTCCGCGCTGGACGAGGCGCGGATCAAAGTCGAGTGTGCGCTCATCACCGAAGCGCACGCCGGTCACGGTGACGGCATGAACCGCAGCGTCCGGCCGACCGGCTCAAGCCTGCTGATGCGCTGGCCCGAGTTCGGTTACGGCATCAAGCCCCTCGGTGAGGCGGACGAGAACCACCGTCACCGGCTCGTCGCCGTGCTGCCCTGGCGCGGTCCGCGCGAGGAACGCCACTGGCCCCGCGAGCTGATGTGGGGCACCCACGAATACGACTGGCCGTGGAAAGTCGCCGACGGCCTGAACCTGGCCGGGCACGGCGGCCTCCGCGCCGTCCCCGATTGAGGAGAACGATCAGATGAGCACACCCGTCACCCTCCGGGGCCGGCTGATCCGGGACCCCGAGTTGCGTTTCTCGGCCAGCGGCAAGCCGGTCACGAAGTTCGCTGTCGTCACGTCCCGCCGGTTCAAGAACCCGCAGACGAGCGAGTGGGAGGATCGCGATACCACGTTCTGGGATGTCGTCGCCTTCAGCGAACTAGCGTCGAACATCGCCGAGTCGCTGGAGAAGGGCACCGCGGTCGTCGTCACCGGCAACGCCTCCCAGGAGGAGTGGGAGACGAAGGACGGCCAGAAGCGGCGGTCCATGAAGGTCGTCGCGGAGGATGTGGCGCCGTCGCTGCGGTTCACCTCAGCCAGGATCGCGCGGGCATCCCGGACCGGATCTGAGACCTCGAGCACCGCGGCGGCTGACGCTGACCCGTGGGCAAACGACAGGCCGCCGTTCTGATGGACCTCCGTGACGCCTGTGACAACCACTTCCCCGGCGACTTCCCCGCTGTCCTCCCGTACCTGGTCATAGGGACCAGTGCCGGGGGCTTGAAGGCTCTCTATGAGTGCCCGGTGTGCGGCAGCGGGTGGGTGACGGGCTGGGATGCGGGGGCTGCGGGATGGCCGGCTGAACGAACGGAGGCGGCAGCGTGAGCGGGCCAGAGCCGTACTACCAGGACGGGGCGGTCACGCTGCACCTCGGGGACTGCCTGAACGTGCTCCCCGGACTGCCCGCCGACAGCATCGACGCGATCGTGACGGACCCCCCATACGGCCTCGAGTTCATGGGTGCCGAGTGGGACGGGGCGAATGGGTTCCGCCGCAGCCTGAATGCGGCCGACGCTGGGCGGGACAGTGTGTTCGGCCGTACCTCGCGCACGTCTCCCGAGTACAGCACGGGGAAGCCGTCAGGCGCGCGGATCCGCACGCGGGTTGATGGCCGGACCAATCCGGCTGAGGGCAAGTCGGTCACCGCGACACCGGAGGCGTACATCGCGGGGCAGCCGTTTCAGGCATGGTGCCAGGCGTGGGCCACCGAATGCCTGCGGGTGCTCAAGCCGGGCGGCTGGCTGCTGGCCTTCGGCGGGACGCGGACATGGCACAGGCTGACTTGCGGCATCGAGGACGCCGGGTTCGACATCCGTGACGGCATCGCGGACCTGCTCGGCCAGGACGCGCCCGGCCTGATGTGGGTGTACGGCAGCGGTTTCGCGAAGTCGAAGGACGCGGCCCGCGCGGTCGACATGCACGTGTGCACGCTGCCCGGCCGTCACTGCATGCGGCGGCTGCCTGATGACCCGAAGCCTGATGATCACGTGTGCCCGGAATCGGAGGAGGGTGAGTCGTGGCGAGGCTGGGGAACTGCGGCCAAGCCGGCATGGGAGCCGATCGTGTGTGCCCGCAAGCCTTTCGCCGGTTCGCTGGGCGGCAACCTTGTCGAATACGGCACGGGCGCGCTCAATGTCGATGGATGCCGCCTCGGTGCCGGGCAGGACTACCGGGACAAGTGCGCTTCGGTGGTTGGGCTGGCGAGCAACCGGAACGGCGACGCCTACGGCGAGTGGACAGGCGAGCGCGAGGACTCCGCGAGCGACGCTGGACGCTGGCCGCCGAACGTCCTGCTCACCCATTCGGCGGACTGCGAGTCGGGCGGGACACGGAAGGTGCGTGGCGACAACCGGACTGGCGGCACGGGACGACGTCCGGGTGGCTTCGCGAACATCGGTGCCGAGCGCGGCGACGGCGAGCCGAACGGTCGGCTATACGGCGACGCTGAGATCGAGGCGTGGGACTGCGCGGCCGACTGCCCGGCTGCAGAACTGGACCGGCAGAGCGGAGTAACGCGCTCCGCCTCGGGCGGCTCGACGCAACGCGAAATGACAAGCCGCGGATACCAGGGCGGCGGCCTTGGCCAGCGCCGATCGGTAAATCATGAACTTGTCGATGGCATCACTAAGCCGGGATACCCGGGTGAGGGTGGCGCGTCCCGGTTCTTCCCGGCGTTCAAGTACTCGGCCAAGGCTCCCGCATCCGAGCGCCCACGCCTGCCTGACGGCACCGCATGGCCTACGGTCAAGCCGCTGCCGCTGGTGTCTTACCTCGTCCGGTTCGTGACGCCACCGGGTGGGGCGGTTCTGGACCTGTTCGCGGGTACTGGCACGACGGGTGAGGCGTGCATCATCGAGGGCTACCCGTGTGTCCTGATCGAGAAGGATCCCGTGGCCGCCGAGCTGATCAAGGTCCGGCTGGCGAAGCCGATACAGCCGCTCATGTTCAGCGCGGATCCGGATCCGGGGGAGCGTGCCCGTGCTCTTGGTGTCCCCAAGCCCCCGCCCGTGATGGACGGCCAGGATTCCCTGTTCGACCTCGGGGAGGCGTCGTGAGTGTTCCCCTGAAGCCGCCGTTCACCTATACGGGCGGCAAGCTCTCGATAGCGGACCTGATCGTCCCGTTGCTGCCGCCGCACGAGCATTACGTGGAGGCGTACGCCGGGAGCCTTGCCCTGCTACTAGCCAAGCCGCCGTCACGGATGGAGACGGTCAACGACCTCGATGGGGCCATCGTGGCGTTCTGGAAAATCCTCCGCGACCGGCCCGCCGACCTTGAGCGTGCATGCGCGCTGACGCCGCATTCCCGCGCCGAGTACGCCGCAGCGGAACAGGCCGCAGACGATGACCTTGAGCAGGCGCGGCGGGTGTGGGTGAAGCTGACGCAGGGCCGCACCGGGACGCTCCGCAAGACGGGCTGGCGGTACTACATCAACCCGGCTGGATCATCATCGTCGATGCCCCGGTATCTCGCCGGTTACGTCGGGCGCATCGCGGCCGCTGCAGAACGGCTGGCGAAGGTGACCCTTGAATGCCGCCCCGCCCTTGAGATCATCCGGGATTACGGTGCCGATCCGGGATGCCTGCTGTACTGCGATCCGCCCTATCTGGGCAGCACCCGGCGAGGTGCCCAGTACCGGCACGAGATGCTCACTGAGGACGAGCACCGCGAACTGCTGGAATCGCTACTTGCCTGCCACTCCGCCGTGGTGCTGTCCGGGTACGCCTCGCCGCTATACGACGACCTGCTGTGCACATGGTTCCGGCGGGAGATCACCACCCAGACCGGCAATGGCGGCAGTGACCGGGTCCGTACCGAGGTGCTGTGGTCCAATCGCCCGTTCCCGCAAGGGCACCTCTTCGACCTCGACGAGTCCGCATGATCCCGCCCGTACCCGAGGAGACCGCCATGACCACTACCGAGGATCAGGCCGCCACGGTACCGCCGCTGGCCGCGTTCCTGCGCCCGCAGCTTCCCCCGGCCGCCCTGTACGGCCTCCCCGGCGAGGTCGCTGTCACCTTGGCCGAATCGTCCGGCGCGGACCCTGCGGCGGTCCTGGTGACGTTCCTGGCCTTGCTGGGGAACGCCGCGGGACCGCAGCCGCACGCCCGGTTCGGCGGCGCCGACCATCCCGCCCGCCTGTTCGCGGTTCTTGTCGGGGACGCGGCGACGGGCCGGAAAGGAACCGCGCTGGGTGCGGTGGAGGCGCTGCTCGCTGAAGCGGATCCGGACTGGGCTCAGGACCGGGTGCTGTACGGCCTCCAGTCCGCGGAGGCGATGATCGACCGGGTGGCTGACGGGGCCGGGGACTGCCGCCTGATGGTGGTCGAAACCGAGTTCGGGCGCCTGGTGGAGACGATGGCGCGG